GTGAGGGCCTCCTCGTCCAGGCCGCCACCGGCCAATCGGTTGGTGGCGAAGGTGAAGAGGAACGCCGGTAGCTCTTCGTGGCTCCGGACCCACTCGATTGGCGGGAGAGCCTTGACGGCCACCTGCTGGCCGTCCACGAGCACATACCAGTCCTTGCGGCCCTCGACGAGGCCGGGCAAGGCGTCGTGCTTGGCTTCGAGACCGTCGAGGCGGGCTTGCAGTGCGCGGTTCTGCGCCTCCAACTCCGTCAACCTGTCCGGGGTGGCGTTGACGTTGGCGTTGGCGCGCCCGAGCACGCGGCTCAAGGCGCGCCTAGCGGCGCGGGTCACGCGAAGTTGGTGAGGGTGCCGAGAACCGTCTGGCCAGCAGCGAGGCTCGCCTGGATGACGACCGGCAAGTCGATGCCGTTCTCCGCGCTGTTGAGGTTGAAGTTCCCATCCAGCCCGATGGCGGCGCGGTGAATGAGGTACTCCGTCTTCGCCGTCGCGCTCAGGGTGGATTCTTCCTCGAGGAGCACCTGGTAGTAGTTGCGGGCGCCCGAGTGCCCGAGCGGCATAACGGTGCTGGCGGCGGGCGTGTGCGTGTAATCGATGAGGATGTCGTCGTTCGCCGCCAACACGGCGGAGCCGGAGAGGGCGACGACGCGCTGGTACCCGCCGACCGTGGCGATCACGTAATCCGTGCCGAGCACGGCGGGGGTCGCGTCTGCTTTCGTGACGGTGATGGCGCTGCCGCCAGGGTGGTTGAAGGTCGCGACGCCGTTAGCGTCGAGCTTGTGCGGCTCGTCCGTGACGGTGAGGGGCGTGCCGGCCACGTCGGTCACGTCTCCCACCGCGACGTCGAGGGCGTACATGAGGTTCTGCTTCGTCCACTCTCGCAGGATGAGGTTCACGGTCAAGTTCAGCGTCTGCACGGCGCTGGCGACCTCGACCTCGGGGAAGTGGTCCATCTTCGTGCGGTAGGTCTTCTCAATGCCGAGGGTGATGTCGGCACCGAGCAGACCAACGGGGATGAGGGTGCCCTTGCCTGCACCGACCGCGCCGATGGAGACGCGCGAGCCCTTGCTGAATCCGACCTTGTCCGGGTTGACCGTGCTGAACATGTTCTCCTCCTTCAGGAGATCCAGGAGACTTCGAGGTTGACGCGGACGGCGATGAGCCGCCCGGCGGGGCCGACTGCGTCGAGGCGCTCGTGGCCGGTGACGCGGAAGCGAGTGAGGGGCTGGGAGAGGGTGGGGTCACGGTGCCAGGTCGCGGCGAGGTCTTCGACGCGGTCGAGCACTTCGGCGGCCTGGAAGACGGTAGTGGCGTAGATGGTGGCGTCGAGGAGCCAGGTGGCGAGCTCGCGGCTGGGTTCGATGGCGTCGCCGCCGGCGAAGGAAAGGATGAGGGCGGGTACGGGGAGGTCGTCGATGCGGATGTCATCGCCGAGGATGCGTGCGCCGGCGGCGATGCTCTGCGCGCCTTTGGTGTGCTTGAGGTACGAGCGGAGGGCCTCGTGGTTGGCCAGCGTCGTGTGCACGGCCCTGAGGACGTTGGCGCGGTTACCGGCCACGTTGCCAGCCTCGCTTGAACACTTCGGGTGAGATGCCGCGCGCGCTCTCGGAGGCGGGCTGCAGGATGGGGTGCCCGACTCGCGCCTGCGTCAAGAACTTGCTGGTGCCGCCCTTGGTGTGCCAGTGCCGCGTGACAAACTTGCGGCCGCGGTAGAGGCGTCCGCCCGTGCCGCCTGGCGCGCTCTGCAGGCTGCTGTTGGGTCCGCCGACGTACATGCCCATGGCGACGGCGGTGCCGCGCGCGCGGAGATTGACCTTGCGGCGACCCTGTCCGTGCACGACCTTGCCGCGCACAGTCTGGCCGTTGCGAGTGATGCCCACCCCGTGCCGCTGCATCCACACGCCGCCGTACTTGGCGGGCACCCAGTGCGGGCGGAAGCCGAGCTCAAGGTAGGGAGCGTGCGGTGCGCTATTGACGGGGATACCCCACAGGACGCCGCGGCCATCGTCGCTGGGTGTCTGCGTGATGCTGTTAGCGCGTGTGCCAGTGTCGTTGTGCCTGACGGCCAGCACCTTGGCGCGGCCCGTGAGTTCCGTCGCCACGGCCATGAGGCCCGCGACTTGCTTGCGGCGCATCAGCGCGACGACTTGCCGGTCAAGAGGCACTATGTGGCCTCCTGCCGAGCGCCAGACGCCACTCGCTGGATGTGATCGCGGTGGCGAGCACCTGGTAGTCGCCCGTCAAGGCGTGAGTGCTGATCGAGACGCGCGTGGCTCCCGCGAGGTTGACTTGCGTGTGCACGTGCAACTCACCCGTGAGGATGCCCTCCAGGGCCGCCTCCTGCTGCCAGGCCCTCGAAGGGGCGGCCATGTAGGCGGGGCCCTCCCACAGCGGCGTGCCCGTCTCGCTGGCCTTGTGGCCGGCGTCCAGCACGTCCTCGTCCTTGTAGACCTTTGCTGTGCAGTTGACCATCAGGCGACCGCCACGTTGCTGATCCAGGGGCGCAGGAGCTGCTCGGCTGCGGGGACGGGGAACGCGTCACGGCGCTCCGTGCCGCTGAAGTCGCCGAGACTCACGAAGTCGTACCGCGAGCGCTCGGCGTCGGCGAGGCTGAGGTAATGCTGCGCTAGGAGAGCCCCGGCGCGATTGATGGCCGCGGGGATCTCGACGATGCCGCGCTCCACCTCGAGGCGGTACGTGCCCGCCTGCCAGGGGAGCTGGTCGTAGGCGGCGTCGAAGAGTTCGAGGCCGTGCCGCTGCAACTCCCACAACTGGTTGCTGGCGATGGCCGGAACCACGTCGGAGACCGCCGTAACGTCCCGAGGCAACCGCAACAGGTAGGTGGCTGCGGCCTGGCGGATGGTGAGGGTCTCCGTGACACTGGCGCCCCACTTGAGGCCCGTGCGGGCCTCTATCGCCTGCTCCGCGAACGCCAACGCCGCCGCCAAGTTGTCCGGCAACGGATCGGGCGCAACTGGCACGGCGTAACCGGCCAACGGAAGCACCTGGGTGGGGACCAACCAGCCGGACACAGTTACTCCTCGACGACCTGGAGGTCGTAGGTGGCCTTGAGGCGCTCGAAGTCCGCTCGGGCCATGGGTCGGGCAGTGTGTCCGTCGTAGATGGTGCGGCCGAGCATCACGCGGCCAGCCGCGCTATTCGAGCCGACCCGAACGAGGAGCGTTGCAGGCTCCGCCGCGGGCGCGGCGGCCTCCTGCTCCTGGGCAGCTGGTTCGACCACCTGCGCGGCGGCTGGCTCCTGCGGCGCCTCAGGAGCTGCGAGCTGCTCCTCGAGAGTGACCTCAACGGGCGCCTTGGTCTCCTCCACGGGCGGGCTCGCCTTCTTCTGGGCTGCCTGCTTCTTAGTTGGGGCCTTCTTGCTCATGTGGGCGTCCACTCCTTCCAACCGCTCGTGTCGGTCTCGGTGGTGTCCTTGAGGGCGATGTACGCCTTCGTGCCGTCCACGCGGATGCTCCCCGCTGGCGCCGCTGTGCCAAGCACCTGCGTGACGCCGTTCGCGAGAGTGGCGCCGGAGACGGTCACGTCGGTGCTCGACTTGGCTAGCGCGATGGCGTTGCCAGCCGCGCCAGCCGCGAGAGCCGTGACTGTGATTGCCGCAGTGCTGGACGCGGCGACAGATACGCCCTCTCCGGCAGCCACGAGCGTGAGGGCTGCCAGGACGTTGTCTCTCGTTGCAGCGGCAGTTCCGCCGATTTCGGCCTCGTTCGCGCCAGGGGCGGACGCGACGAGCGTGATGACCGCCGTCCCGACCGTGATCGTGTCGGCGGCGGTGCCGGTGCCGGTGAGGGTGATTGTGCCGGACGCCTTGACGCCAGCGACGGCCGAGACCGGCGCGCCGGTCTGGCCGATAGCGTCTTGCACGTACCGGGCTTGGGCGCCGAGCTCTGGCAGCTCAGCGCCTCCCTTCCCGGCCTCGCCAGATACCCGAGGAACAACGCGGCTCATTAGGCGCTCGCCTTCGCCAGGACGCCGACGCGCTTCACGATGGCCGTAGGCCACTGGTACCCGAGCCCGACCCACGCCTGCAGTTGCAGCTTCGTGATGAAGTCTTCGGCGCGGTGCGGCTCGATGCGGATCGAGAGAGCGTCACCGATGACGGGGATGTCGCGGTGGACCAGGAAGAGCGTGCTGGCCTTGCCAACCGCGCTGCCTTGTGTCTGGTTGTCCGGCAGTTGCGGGACGCCGTAGACGGGGATGCGGCGGTAGTACCCGACGGGCACGGGCCCGACGGCATTACCGAGGCCCATGCCACCACCACCGGACGCGCTGAGAAAGGCATCGCCGAGGGACGTCGCGCGGTTCGCGACGATGTCCGCGAAGTCGTCCGCGATGCTGATGGGCGCGTAGATGGCCAGGCGGCCGATCTGGTTGCGGTACCGAGCCGGTAGCGCACGCACGAGGCTCGAGAGGATGTCGAGCGTGAACGCGTCACCGTTCGCGCCAGCGACGACCGACGTGAAGCCAGTCATGGCCATGAGGCCCTTGAACTGGGTCGGGTCGGGGTTGACGCCCGTGCCGAGGAAGAACACGCGGTCCTCTTCGTACTGCGCGGCGCCGCGCATCCCCGGCAGGAGGTGTTTTCCGACGAAGGATGCGCCTTGCGCGTTGAACTCCTGGAAGGAGTCTGGCACTACGACCTTCGAGTTCATCTCGGCGACCTCGATGTCGAACGTGTCGACGGTCGGCTCGCTGTCCGTGATCGCCGCAGTGCTCACGCGGTTCCACTGGTGGGTGATGCCCGCGCGGTCGAAGCGCGGGAACGTGTGCTTCTTTGTGCCGGCCATCGGCACGGTGGTCACGTGGTTGCGGAACACCACGTCCGGCTCGGGCTTGACGATGAACTGGCGGGCCAGCTCCTCGTAGACGACCGTGCCGTTCGCCTCGATGGTGAGGGCGCGCTGGTGGATGCCGGCCTCGGCCAGCATGTTGTACGCCTCGGTGAGCTGCCGAGTGCTGGGGCGCTGACCCGCGATCTGCGGGACGATGGTGCGCGCCAGGACCTCACCGAGGAGCTGCTCACCGTCCATCTTGTTGTTACGGACGCGGATCCCGCTCGCGATGGCGGCCATGGGGTTCTCCGGTTGGCGAAGGATGGCGCGCAGCTCGGGGGTGAGCTCGACCTGCTCGGTGGCGGGCGTGGCCGCGGTCGCCAGGCGCGCCTGCAGGCCGTAGTCGGCGTCGAGCTGCTCCTGCGCCGCGGCGCGGGCGTCGACCTCGCTCACGCCTTCCTCGACCTGGAGGATGGAGGCGCGGGCCTGCAGCCAGGACTCGCGCGCGGAGCGCTGCTCGGGCTTGGCTGCGGGCCTCTCGTCGGCCTTCGCCTCGGCCTTGCCCGTCGGCTCGGTCTCCGCGGCGCGGGCCTGGACGGCCGGCTGCGCGGCGGGTTCGGTCACGTGCAGGTGCACGTCACCGCGACCGAGGCCAAGGAGACGCGCGAGGAGACCGCGGTTCTCGGTCTCGGACTCGTCCGAGTCGGCGCCCTCCATCTTGGAGCGCACCTCCGGCGAGAGCTTCTCGTAGGCTGCCTTCGCCTGCTTCTCCGCGTCCGCCTGAGCGACGCCTTCGGCGACGAGCTGGGCGGCTCGAGCCTGGATCCACTTGTTCATGTTCCCCTCCTTGTGGGGTCTCGCGCGCTGGGACCGTCCCAGGCCGAGGTTGGTGTGCCGCTCGAGGTGAGCGCGGGCTCGGTCCGCTACTTGCGCAGCGGTGAGGCTGGCGAAGGGCGGGATGGTTACGCGGCCCTGCTCGAGGTCGTCGAGCGCGCGCCGGAGTTGGGTTTCGTCCACGGAGTGGCTGCGTTCGTCGTGATGCGGTAGCCAGGCGAGCTGGCGGACTTGGTCGGGGTCGGTGATCTCGCCGTTCAGGACCTTGGGGTCCACGACGGCGTACGCCCAGAGGGCCGGCAGGGCGCGGAGCGCCAGGACGTCGGCGCCGGGCACTCCCGGCACATCGACGAGGGAGAGGCCGGTGTGCTCGGGCTCTGGGGAGAGTCGGTGGTAGACCTCGGCCTTGTCCTTGCCGGCGTACGCGCGGCGCTCGGTCTCGACCGGGACGAACTCCAGGCTGGCGCTGCCGATCTTGCCCTCGCGCACCAGCTGCAGCACCGTGGGGTCGAGCACCTTGACCTCGACCTCGAGCTGTGGTGTGAAGTCGACGCGAGTGGCGCGGCCCACGTTCGGCTGGCCCTTGACCCCGCGGAGTTCAGGCAGGTTGTGCTGGAGGGAGACGGTGCGGTGCTGCTGGTATCCCTGCCACCAGTCCCTGAGCAAGGCCTCGGCCGTGATGACGGTCCCGTAGTGGTCCGCGATCGTGTCGTTGCTGGCGCGCAAGAGCAGCGTGTCGCCCGCCCCCGCCCGGACCGTCAAGCCAACGCGACGGCGCTCCACGCCCGGCGTGGCCGGGGCGGCGCGGAACCTGAGCAGGTTGGTGAGTCGTCGAGAAATGACAAGCCCTCCGGGTGCAGTGGTTTCCAACTGCGGCCCGGAGGGCCAATTGCTAACGGAAGTGTAGCACGAGACGCGTGCTAGTCAACGCCGACGCACGTGCATCGGCAGTTGGCCAGCGAGCCGATGCTCGCGCCTCTGCTGCTGTCGCCTGGGTACATGAGTTGCTCGCCGCTGACGATGAACGGCTGGTCTACGGGCACGGTCTGGCCCTCGGCGCTGCGGTGGTCGAAGGGGTTGCTGGGCGTAGGCCGGCGGACTCGCGCGTCCCTGCTCGTGAGCCACTTCTTCTTGGTGTATCCGGCGTCGAGGATAGCCTCAAGGTTCGCGTGGTTCGACGCGGAATTGTACGAGCTGCGCACGAGCCTTTCTGCCCGGTAGAACTCCGTGCCGTACTCCCGGCTGATCTGCCGGGCGGCCTCGACGTACGGCACGCCGTCGACCTTCTGCCGTACCAACCGCTCAGCCAACACCTTGGGGTCAGTGAGGGTCTGCCAGTAGGCGCTGACCTGGTCCTCAAGGATTGCTTGGGCGTCCGCGACGAGACGCGGCACGCGCGGGTCGCGCTCCAAGAACCCAGCCGCCAACGTGCTGCTCTTCGCGAGTTTGGTGGCGCTGCCCTTGATGGCGGGCGTGGCGAGCAGCTCGTCGTCGCGTGGTGCGCCACCGACGCGCTCAAGTTCGGCCAAGAGCCAGTCGACTTCCTCCTGCCGATCCTTGAGGGCGCGAGTGAGCACGAGCCGCTGGTACGGACCGCGGGCAGCCACGAGCATGATCCTGAGCCACCGGGCGTGCAGTCGCCTGGTGGCCTGCCAGATGAGGGGCGCGTGCCGGCGGACGGCGGCCTCGATGCGGGCCCGATGTAGCGCCTCTACGCGCCGAGGGTCGTTACTGCTGCGCCTGGCCATCAGGCCCGCCGCTCAGGAGGTCACCGCCGGGCAGCATGCTCGCTGGCAGCAACGGGGCGGTCTCCCCTGCCGGTTCGTACCCGAGGAGCTGGCGAGCCTCGCTCTGCGCCAGGATGGGCGCGCCAGTGGCCATGACCAGGGCTTCCACCTTGCGGAGGAGCTGCGTGGCGTCATCGAAGGACAGGCGGAAGTCGTAATCGGTGATGCCCAACCCTGACGGGCTGGGCGCGTGCAGGATGCGGTTGATGATCGCGACGGCTGGCGCGGCGAACGGCAGGAGCGTCTGAGTCACGAAGTCGTCGCTCTGTTGTTCGGCGGTCGCGCGGTACCCGCCCTCAGGCAAGCCCAAGTTCAGCAACGAGATGTGCCGCACTGCGAGAATCTCATCCCTGGCCAACTTCGCGGTGTTCGGGAACGTCGGGTCCTCCAGCTTGTGATCCAGCGGCACGGCCTCGACCTTGATGCCGCCCGGGAAGAGCAGCAGGAGGTTGCGGCCGGCCATGTCGCCTTGGTTCGCGCCGAGGAACCCTTGGATGTGCTGGAACAACTCCTCGAGCTGCTCCTGGCTGGGTTGAGCGCCGAGCCACTCGGGGTCTTGCGTGACGGTCACCAAATAGCGGGGGGTGCCGTGGTGCTTGAAGAACCCCCTGAGGTACTTGCGGTGCTCATTGTCAAGGTCCACCGAGTCCCTGGCCGGCAGCCAGGCGGGCAGGCCGTAGTAGCTCGACACCGTGTTCGTGCTGCGCTGGTGGAGGTACTCGCGCGCCTCCTTGTCGATCGCCTTGCGCGTCCCGAAGGGCACGAAGCGGAACTCCCCGCGGTAGGGGTCCATCTGATACAGCTCGAGCTGCCCGCCCTTGGCGAGGTACGTGACGAACTGCGGGAGCAGGTGACTGACTTGGGCGGGTTCGCGGCCGGCGCGGTCGCGCAGGACCTCCACGAAGACGTTCCCGGTCTGGTCGCCTGCGACGCACAGGGCCCTGAGGAGGCCGGGGAGGTCGAGCTCGCTGACGCCCTCGCGGCCGATGGTCTCGCGGGAGAGCCATGCCCTGGCGCGGTTGTAGCCTTCGTCGCTGGCCTTGTCGAAGTCGGCGGCGCGGTCGAGGCTCTGGCCTGCCACGTCAACCTCGCGGGCGACCAGGTCCCAGTCGGCAGAGGCGACGGCGTCCGCCAGCAGGTTGCCGACGGCACCAAGCCACGGGCTCGACAGGTAGAAGTCAATCAACTTCGAGGCCGGTATGGGCCACGGCACCTGCACGACGGGGTCGTGCGTCGTGGCGGCCTTGCTCGCCTCAGCGGCGGCTGGAGCGTCGACGCGCAGCTCGAGCGTGCGCCCGGTCGTCATGTCACCAGCGGTGAGGACGCGGACTGCGAGCGGTTTCGCGGTGGCCTGCTCAGTGCTCATGCGGGAGTTCCTTTCACGGTCCAGCCTCCGGGGGTCGGCGCGGTGAACGCGTACGAGAGGGCGTCAACCATGTCGTCGTGCTGCCCGATTGGGAAGCTCAAGAGCTCGTCCTCGAAGTCGCTGGCGAGGGCGGTTGAGTGCACGATCAACCCCTGTTGGTAGCGGGCTTCGAGGGGCTGGAAGCGCGTCACCTTGTCCCGGTCGGGCTTGACGCCCACTACCGGCAGGCGCGTGGTGCGCAGTAGCTCCTGGATGACGGCTGCCTGGTACTGCACTTGCTCGATGGCGATGCTGCTGGGGCGCCACTTGCCGGCCATGCTCTCGATGAAGCGCAGCACCTCGTGGAACGGCGCGCGGATGCGCTGGACATCCAGCACGTACAGGGTGCCGTCCTGGGCGCGGCCGAGGATCACGGCTGCAGTGTAGTCGGCGTCGGTCTTGGTGCTGATAGCCAGGTCGACGCCCATGCTGATTGTGAGCAGCTCGACGGGTGGCGGTGGGGCGTGCCTGAGCCAGGCGCGGCTTATGCGCGCGCCGCCCGCGTCGACGAACTCCGCGAGGTACTCCTGGCGGAAGACCAACTC